TGTCCAGATTTCATTAGGTTATCAGCGGAATCTTTAATTGCTGTTGGTTGCACATTAATATCACTATTTAATAAACCAACATTTTGAGCTTCAGTTCCTAATTTAGCAAAAATTTCTTTACGAGAAACTTCTGCCAATTTTTGAATTTCTGGCACGGGAGAAATATCTCCATTTCTTAATGACCTCGCAACTTCTTCAAAAAATTGAACATCATTTTTAATTCCTGCTTCAATTTCATTTGCAAAACCTTCTTTTTTTATTCTTTTTTTAAAATTCTTATAAGCTTGATTTTCTAGAGGTTTGTATTGATAATAATAACTTGCTTGCAGGCGTTTTTTACTAATTTCTGCGGATTGATAACTCGCTATACCTTGTGCATTTTTATTCCAATATAAACCAGTATTTATTAATTTTTCAGCAAAAGATCTGGGTTTTAAACCATATTCGGTTTGCGTTAGTCTATTAATTGGATTAAGATTGTTTATAACATTTATTTTTTTTGTTAATTTTTCAGCTTTTACAATTCCAGCAATATCTTGGGTTATAGTTGATATTAATGATTGATTTTGTTTGGCAAAATCTCTAAAAGGTAAAGGGTCAATATTTTGTTTTTTTGCCTCTGCTAAATAAATTTCATCATAATATTTTTTTACTTGATCCAATTCAATTTTATTTTGTTCTAATTGCGTCCCTTTTTTAATTTCTAAATTTTGAGTTATTGGATTTATTTGGACATCAGCTGTTTCTGTTTGTGTATCTTTTTCAACTTTTTTAATCAAAGAATTAAATTTTCTTTTACTTAGCAAGGCACTAGCACCGCCTAAAACACCGCCAAGGATAGTTCCGCCAGCTATATTAATTAAACTTTCTTCAGTGGTTCTCGTTTCTTGAGTTGCTTGCAAAGCACTTTCGCTTAAAGCTACCGAAGTCCCACCCGCTGTTGCCGTGATAACTGCACTTTTAGCAATTTTGCCAGCTTTGTAAGCTTTGTAAGCTGTTCCAAATGGAATTAAATTAATAGGACTTAACAAACCCGCTCCAACTCCATAAGCAATTCCTTTCCAACCGCTACTAGCTAAAATTTCTTCATTGTTTAATTGTCTTTCTAAATCTTTTTTTAAAAGCTCGGCGTTATTTCTATTTTTAATATCTTTAAAATTTTCCCAGTATGGAGCTATGGGGGTTTGATCGATTTCGTCCATCAAATAATCAGCTATATCAAAATCAGGATCAATTTCATCTGTAAATTGAAAATTAGATTTTAATTTAGCAATACTAGAAACAACTTCATTTTCCCTTTCAAAAGCAGCTCGGGCTATTTGTGAATCGCTATAGATTTGTTCTTGCGGTCTTGCAAATGGTGCTAAAAAGGGGCTAGCTTGGCTTGCATCTTCTGGAGTTCCATAAAAACCTCCAGCAAGTTCAGCTTGCACTCTTCCTTGTGTTAAATCTAATGTGTTATTGTTATTATTGTTATCTTTCATTATCTAAATTTATTTATAATTTCTTTTTTATCCAACTTTTGTTTATTTTTTTGTTCATAATTTTTAGCATTTTGTTTATAAAATTCCGCTTGCTCTACTTCAGGCGTAAATATTACTTTTTGCTTATTTTTATCAAGTAAATAACCTTCTAAGCCATATTTATTTTTTTCTTCAACAATATAATAACTAGGTTTTGCAGTTTTTAGAGTTTGAATAACAGGCACTAATGAATAAGTATCAGGAATATCTTTAACCGATTCAATTTTAGTGTTTTCGACAATTTTACTTTTAAATTGTTTGTTAATCCAAGAAGTATCGCCATTATTATAGTTTCTATAAAAAACTTCTGGAGCATATCGCATAACTTGTCTCTTCCCGACATTTGTGGTTGAAAATTCATTTTTTATTTGCATTTTTGCAAATTCAATAGCACTTTCTTCGGTTGCGTTTGTATTTAATAATTGATCTTTTACCAAGTTATCAAAGGTTGTTTTTATTGACTCCTTAACAACTGGTGCTGATTTAAAAAATGGGTCATATTCATCTAATAAATCTTTATATTCATTATCTAATTTTTTAGTAAAATTTTTATTAGATACTATTTGTAATTTTGCTTGCCGATCAAGTGATTGATATTTACTAACTTCTTTGTTAGCATAATCTATAACTTGCGTTGCTGGCAATCCTGCGTTAGCACGACTTGATATAGCCATTGAAAACCTAACATCATCATCGTTAAATTGATTTTGCAAATTAGGATTTGTTTTAATAACTTCGGTAATATTTATTGCTGTTTCTAATTTTTGTTGAGGCGATCCAATATTTAAATAAGAAGACCAAATACTTTTAACTTGCGAAGGAACATAACCAGTTTTTTGGATAAAATTTGCTGTCGATAATGTTGGATCTATACCTTGTTTTTCAGCGTTTTGTATAGTTGTTTGATATGCTAAATCACCTAATTTTTTATCTTCACTATCATTTGGATTTATAAATACTTGCCCGTTAGCTATTAAATTTGCTACTCGGGTTTTTTCGTATTTTTTATTTAATTCTTCAACAATAGCCTTTTGTTTTTCAGTTTCTCTAATTATATCTTGCTGATCAATCAAACCCGCCTGAAATCCAGTATTTAAAGTAAACTGTAATTCACTAGCTAATTTATTAAAATTTCCACCCTTTTCTAATCTATTATTAATATCGTAAATAGATTTATAAATAGCATTTTGCCCATATTCTCTTTTTTTAGAAGTAATAACTCTATCGACATCAAACTCAAAATCAACCGCCTCGGAATTTGCTTGGCGAGTTAATAAATTGGTTAAATTTTTATCGTCCTTAAAGTTGTTTAAATAATTGTCTACATAAGTTTTACGATCTTTTAAGAATTGATCTTTTGTTTTGGCGATCATTTTACCATCTGTTGCTGGCATTTCATTTAAAGCAACTCTTTTTTCATTTTCAAATCGTGCTAAATTGGTTTTAAAATCTATTACTTGTGCGGCATTAAAAGTTTCTTGTTCTTTAAGAGCTTTAAATTGCAATTGCGTTGCTACATTCATTAGGTTTTGTCCTAACTGCCCAACAATTTGACCTTTAACCTGCTCAATATTATCGGGCGGCGCTATTTCAGTTTGTGTTGATGGTTTTGCTATAATACCGTATGAATCAGGAATTTTTACCATAAATTAATTTATTTTGAGGGTTGTGCTATTGGTGGCGGTTGTGTTCCTTTACCAGCGTTATCTAAACTAGAATAACTTTGACCAATTTCGCCAGCAGTTGAAAGTATAGACATTCCAAGTAAATTTTTTCTTTTTTTTCTTACTTGTCTTGCTTGATCTCTTAAAAAATTAGCCTGTCTTTTAGCGTTATCTAAAATATTTTTTTGAGTTATTTCTTTATCTCTTAAAGTTTGATCTAAAATATTTAAAACAGAACCTTCAAATTCTGCCCCACTAGTTGCAATTCCAACTTTTTGTTCTCCTAACAAATTTTCAAATTGTCTATTCGATTGTGCCGCTTCAAATTGCCCCTGTTCCTCTATTAATCTCGCTTGGTCGTCAAGAGCTATAGCTTGTTTTTTTAAATCTTTTCTTGTTTGCATTGCTGAATAAACAGACCCACCTAATTTTAAGGCTGCTCCAGCTGCAAAAAGTGCTAAAGGTAGTGCCATATTACAAACTTACCTCATAAGTTATATTTTTAATATTCATTGCAAGTGGTTCATCTTGCGATATAGTAAATTTTTTATCATAGCCCCAATCACTTGCGACTAATACTTTTTTAATACCCGAATACGATGCTGGGGCTTGATTCCATTTATCATTAGCATTTCTGGCGACAATTATTTGATTATTGTTATCAATACTAACTTGACCACCCCTAGAGTTAAAAAACTTTATTGCTAATTCTGTAATTCGCAAGTATTTATTTTGTTGCGAGCCAATTGCTTGCAATAATTTTTTACTTTCTGTCGGCATTGATGTAAATATTGAAGAATATTTTTAACCAACAGTTATAATTGAATAATAAGAGCTTAAAGTGATTTTCCCTGTATTATCAACAATTTTGACTGGTAAATCTACCGCTTGATCGCCACACACTTCAACGGTTGCCCCTATTAAATGCGTTAAGCCACTAACTTCATTTGTTGCAATTGCCCAGTTATTGGCGGTTAAATTATTACTAGTAAAATCTCTAATAATTTCAATAGATACCGTTGTCGCATTTGTGTATGCGGTTATTTTTGCTCTTCCATCGCCGTTAACATTGTTAATTTGTTTACCTACACTATTTGCAGAAAATACAGAGCTCCCAGCTGTTGCAGTTGTTGTGGTTAATGTTAAAGTTGTATTTTGCCTTCCATCATAACTTAAGCTACTATCTAAAAAATTATAATTTAAAAATGTTAAATCAAAATTTGGCTCTAATACTTCGATAAACCTTTTGTTGACACCATTAATAGAACGGTTAACTATAAAATAAATTTCATCATATTCCTTAGTTGATGGAATTATAGCAAAATCTTCAACTAAACCATTTGTTTTAAATCTTGTCCAACAATTAACATCTTGATCAGATTCGTAAACAAATTTTGCTATTTGTCCATCTTCTCTTAAAGCCCAAACAGTTGATACAGGGTTTTGTTGATACTCGAAGCGTTTTAATCCGCTTCCCGTTATGTGGTCGCTTCTAATTGTTATATCTCTAACTTGATATTTAGCTTCGCTTGCACCATAATTTATTGCCCTAACTTTTTGTTTGCCTCTTTGAACATACAAAGGAGCATTATCAGTATAAATTGGGTCAATCCATTCACTTCCAAAAGCTATTTGTCTACGCAAAGCAATATCGGTATTAGATAAGCCACTAGAATTATTTGACGGTTTGGCATACCAAACAGAGTCGGTGCAACCAATTAATAAAACATCATCACTTAATAACCATAAAATACTATCATTAGTTGAGCTAGCAATTGTTCTATTAAATCCATCATCAGCCGTTAAAGATGCGTAATCTTCGTCAAAATTTTCATAATCACCACTTTTGCTAAACCAAATTTTTTGCGGCTCATTAATCGATCCAGCCAAAACTAATCTTTGTTCGTGAAACGCTATAGCTCTTGGATAACTTCTATTTAAACCAAATTCTCCTTCACGCCAAGTTGATAAAGCTTTTGCTGCAAAAGAAGTGGCAATAATGCTTTGTGAAATATAACTAACAGTTGTTGAGTTTGTAAAGGCGGTTATTTTTAAATAAGCGTAATCAGTCCCATCTCTAATTAGCCATAAACTTCCTACATGATTTGCGGTAAATGGAGTGTGTCCACTTGCCGTCATTGTTCCAGTTGTGCCAACTGCTCCATGGTTATTAATACTAACAGTTTTAGTTTGTAATGTATTTTCTTTTTGAAATGGTCCTTTTTGCAAATCTACGCTAGCAAAAGTCCAGCTATTATTAGCTAATCGAGTTAATTTAAAAAATCCTTTTAATGGGTGAATAATATAAACAATATCATCTTTTTGTGTGTATCGAATATAATCTAAATCTGCCTCGACAAAAGAATTGGCTACTTCGTAAGGAGTTCCAGCGTTTACAACAAGGGATTGTTGAGAAAAAAACCTAAAATAACCAGCACCAAGCTCAATGATTAAAACTTGATCAATGCTGTATTTAAATCTCATTAATCTTGTTTTTTTAGTGCTATCTTTTACTTCATAAACAAATTTAGTGCCTTTTCTGCGAAATAACCAGCCTTGGGGGTGAACATCAAAATTTTCGACTATCGACCCACCATAAAAAAAAGGCTCAAAATCAGTTAAGCCATCTATATTTGGAGATAATTCACCAGCATTAAATCTTGTTTGAATTTCATCAACTGTTGGCATTAACCTCCTGTTGTTCTGATGTCAGCCCAAGTATTACTAGTAATTGCATTTTCTGCGTTAACAGCTTTACCTTGATTAATAGCTAATCCTAAAGCATTTTGATATTGTGCAATTAAATCTTTTTCTCTACTACTAGAATTTGTTAAATTATAACATATTTTACTAGCTAACAATAAAACAAAAGCCTCTTGAAAAGCTACGCTATATTGGTTTGGATCCATAACTTTACCAATATAGGTAATTTTAATATTATCTGTATTAGTAAGGATATATTTTTCTTCAATTGTATAATCGACATCGTTTTCTATTCCAATAAGCCTAATATACTCAGGAACAACGGGCAATTGAAATTTATATGTCCATTCATATAGCGGCGTTTCATTTACCTTGTTTAAGGCTTGGCGAAACACCGCAAAATTCCAATTTGACTCTTTTAAAATATCGACCAATGCAAAATCATAAACTAATTTTAAGTCAGTAGCTTGTTGGCTATTATCTGTGTCAATATCTTGAACACGAGGTTTACCTAACTTTAATAATGCTAAATTGCAAAGGTCGGTTTTAGAAGGCATTATAATTTATATTCAATTTTGAATCCGCAAGTTCCACCAGCAGTGCCGATAGTATTTGCAGTAAAGATTAAATCTAAATCGCATTGAGGATCAGAAGATAGACCAGCTAATTCCCACAATTCTTTTGCGGAATTAGCAATGCTAACATCTTTCAAACCATCTAATGCACGACTTGCAGTAGCAAGTGTTAAAGCATCAGCTAAACAATTTACCGAAATTGTCGCACCGCTAAGTTTGTCAGGATTGTAAGCAACGCCAATATCAAAATCAGTGCTACCAGTTTGAGCAGTTGTTGATACTGTCAATTGATGCAAAAGAGCATTTGAAGGTAATCTTGCAATTCTCCATTTAGAGGTTGCGGAATCAGTTGTTCCAATAGCTACAATTGAAGTTGTTGCTTGAACAGCAGCTCCGTTAGTTTTTGCCTGTGGTAATACAGGCGGATTAAGTGCAATATTTGCTAAATTTACACTTTCGTTTGAGTCTATAACTGCCATAAAATAATAATATAATTAAAGGTTAATAATTAGTCGCATTTAACACGAAGTTTGATAATTTTCTCATCTTCAATTCGAGCTGCACCAAAACTTAATTCGATGTGCATTTGCATTAAAAAGTTTCTTTCTGGGTTTTCGCCAAATTTAGTGATAACTTCACCTGGCATACCTAAAGCAATTGCTTGATCAGTAAATAAAAGTACTTCACGAACATTTGCGGCAGGAGATTTTAAAAGAACAGTTCTAATAAAATTAATACCACCCCAAGTGCCAATAATTCCTTTATCAAGAACAGCTCCAGCAGTAAAATCACGATTAATAATTTTACTATCTTGCAAAAGGGCTAATTCTTCTTCAGGAGAAATTGCACAATAAATTTTTTCGTTAATATTGCCAGTTTTCATATTTTTTCTAAGCAAATATAAACCGCGAAGCAATTTATCAGCAGTTAAACCAGTTTTAGTTCCACTTTCGTTTGAAGTTCCGTTGGTTGCAGCAGTTGCGTCTTGATATAAAGTATTAGTTGCGTCAGGAAAAGCAACAGAAGTTGTTCCTTCTTTGCCTTCATAAACCGCAGAAGTTGCAGCTTCAGCAATAATTTCTTCTTTTTTTCTTTCAACGGCATATTTAAGAGCGTTTAAATAACCAGTATCAAGACCTACGATTTCACTGCGGTTTTGATCATATCTGTCAATTGCCACAGTATCTTTAAAAGTTGAAAATGAAATTTTGCGTCTAGTATTAGCAATATCAGTAAGTTCAGTTTTAGAATTTAAAGTATCAACCTTTTTTAATTCTAGAGTTCCAATTTTATTGATAAAAAGTGATTCGCCTTTAAAAATTTCTTTTCTTGCACAGGCTTGTTCTAAAGCGGATTGTTTAACTTGAACCGCCTCAAGTAATTGCGTGCTAAATTGTTTTGTATGCAACACATTAGTAGTAGATGCCATATAATTATAAATTTAAAATTAAAAATAATAAAAATCGGGGATTACTCCCTCCTAATTGCTACCCCTAATTTCAAAGACTAATTAAAGCTCCCCTTTACTTTTATTTGGACAATGTCGTAAAACAAAATAAATAAAATCAATTTAAATGTCAACTATTTTTTTTAACATCTTTTATTGTTTCTTTATTTTCGCTGGCATAAAAGATTTTTTCACCTTCTTTTTTACCATATTCTTTTTGCATTGCTTTTTTAATTTTTTTTCCTTTTTTGTTTAATGGCATATAATTTAATTATAAAATTGATCAAATAGTAATTTTTCTTCGGCATATTTTAAACTATCAGGTTTATTTGATGCCCAAATTTCTTTTCTTTTAGCTTGAAAATCAGACTCACTCATTTTTGAAATTAATTGATTTGTGGTCCCTATATTTCCTTCACTAATTCTGCTACCAACATTTTGCATAATTTTAGCAATAATAATTTGACTGTCTTTTGGTAATTGCTCTAGTAAATTTTGCTCATCAGGTGTTGTAAATCTTGCAAGCGTTTGATTTGCTAAGGTTAATTTATTTTGAAATTCATAACCCCAATCTTTTTTTAAAGCTTCTATAGCATTTTTTTCTTGTTCGTATTGTTTTTGACCTAAAGTTTTTTCTAAATTTGCGTCGGCATTAAAAATTTCTTGCATAAATTTTTGTGCCAACTCAGGTTTTATACCTAATTCACGAGCCTTAGTTTTAGCAACATCAAGGATTTCATTTTCAATTTCGTATCCTTCGGGTAAAATATAATTGTAATCTTCGGGCTTATAGTCAACAGGTTTATTTAATTCAGCTTCGAGTTCCGCCCTAATGACTTCTTTGGCTTTACCAAAGTGTTTATTTTTATGAAAATAATCTTTTGCTAACTCCTCTTGAGTTTTTGGAAAGTTTTTGGCATATCTTTCAAAATCAGGGTCTTTTCTAACATCTTCAGGAAAAAAAGAATTATAATCAAAAGAGTTAGTTGGTTGAGTAGTTGTAATAATTGGTTGATTAGCTTCAGCGTTTTGTGTTGCTGGTGCAGGGGTTGAGGCATTTAAAATAGAGTCAGTAGTCATAATTAATTTTGATTGTTAATAATCTTTATTGATAAAATGTTTTCAATATATTTATAAGCTATTTTTAAACCAACTTGTAAATGAGAAGCTAATATATCGTCTTGAGTATACTCTCTAGCCAATACATCGCCATTTATCAATAAATTTCTTTGTAAATCATTTAAAACTTTCTTACCTTCGAGCGTGCCAAAGGTTTGATTGTAGGCGTTTTCTAAATCTTTAGCTTTAAGTTTTAATAATTCAATTTGATCTTCGTTCATAATCCCGCCTCATTTGCTGTTTTTAGTGCTTGTGCTTCAGCATTAGCATTAACTAATTGCTGTTGCTGTGCTTGTTGCTGTTGCCTTTCATTTCTAATTTGTTCAACTTCGGTATCATTTCTAATTAAAGCAGGATCAATTTGCAAGATTTCTGCTTTAACATTTACCATTTTATCAAAATTAACCGTATCTAAAATAGATGGATTAATTTGTGCTAAATTCATAACAGACATTGCAAAAGCATCAATTGAATTATTTTTATTTGATCTTTGGGCTTGAGTTATTGGGTTGATAAATTCAGCTTTAATTCTAGGAAATATTTTTTGCCCCGTAGCTTCATCAATTTGACCAGTTAATTTATTAGGTAATTCATTTAAAATAGCATTTGGAAGTAATGTAAAATTGCCGTCCTCAGCATAAGATTTTTTAAACATTATATCAAAAACTCTTGATAAAATATCTTCTAAATATTCTTGTAAACTTGTTGCAATGCTTCCCATAATTCGATAGCTTTCAGCTCTTAATTCTAATATTTGAGTAGCTGTTGCCCGTGGATCGTCTAGCACAACTAATTTATCCAAAAAGAATATTTTTCTAATGCTATCCTGCTTGCCGTTAATTAACTCAACCGTTGGTTGCAATCCTTTAGTATCTACAATTGGCTCAACTGCCCGCCCGTAAGCTACTGGTGATTTAGTATAATTTAAAAATAATGGCGATAAATTTAGTTGTTTTTCAAATTGCGCGTTAACAACTAAAGGCGGTCTTAATGATTTTTCGGTAGCTTCAAAATAATCTCGCCACATTCTATTTAAACTTCTTGCGTCGGGTAAAGCCAATA